GCACTAACGTCTTGAGCCAATTCAGGAGACCAGCTAGCTCTTAACTTTCTTTCAGTCACAGAAACTGTAACAGAAGATAAGTCGAAAGAAACTTCACCGATTTCTTCTTCGAATTCAAGAGTTCCGTAAGTACGATAAGTTGCAACGAAATCTGTACCAACTAATGTTGAACCTGCTACCGTATGGTTAGAGAAACCTGATGTAGGTGCATAAGTTTGTAAGTCGATACTTAAATAGATTGCTCCGTCTTGGTCACAAATGTTGTTAAATTGGTTAAGACCAGAACCACCTTTTACACCATACTCAACAATACCTTTACCGTATTTCTGAGTTACAATGTTAAATGGTAATGATGCACCTGATTGAACTTGTGCAGAAGAAACTTGTAATGAAGCAAGGAATTCTTCAGTGTCCATAACGTTACCGTTAGCACCAATCATTTTACCTTGACCATCTGTAGAGAAACCTTCTAATTTCAAGATAACACTTGAAAGTGAAGTACCTGTAGCGTAAGTTACAGCGTTACCAGGATTACCAACTGAAAACTCATGTAATGAAGAACCAGTTAAAGAAACTAATTCAAATTCACCTTTTGAGTAATCAAATAAACCTTGGTCTCTATCATCATTTTGCTCGTAGAAACGATCATAAAGATTTCTTGCTCCTGTGTTATAACCTGCAGTAGATGCATCTGTTGTGTTAGGATATCCGAAAGGTGCGTAGTGTGATCCACCATCTCTTTCTTGAATCTTAGGTACAAAATAGAACAATTTACCGATTGGTAAGTTCATAGCTTGTACAGATACGATATCGTTAGCTAATAATTTAGAGAACACACGACGAATGATAGGGAATACCACTGTCTCGAATGAACCTGAAGCATCAGATACTGCTGCTTCGTTGATTAAATAAGACGCTTGGTTTTCATACAATTGCGCGATGTTATCTTTTTGGTGACCATCAAGACCTTCTAAAAAGCCTAAGTCATCCCATTTTTTAATGGTATCTTCTTTGATAACACGAAGGTGCTTAAGACCGATGTTACCAACCATACCTGATTCTAATAATGCTCCCATTTTTTTGGATTTTATTTTTTTGTTTTATTTGTTTATTATTTTATTTTACTCATCAAATCTTTCATTCTTCTAAATTGAGGATTTTCATAAGCCTTTGCTTCTGCTAAAACCTCTTGAGATGCTGATGATTGAGGAGTTGTAGAGATTTTTTCAACTACTGATTCTGTAACTGGTTTTTTAGTATCCAATTCAGATTTAATTGTGTTGAATAAATTTTTAGATTCATTCATAGTTGAAACTGAATCAAATCTCTTAAGAATATTCAATTTCTCTTGTTTTGTTGTTGAATGTTCAGTGAATAAACGAGTAGCATAAGCTAAGTTTGCATTGAAAACAGCAACTTCGTTAAGTTTTTCTTTGAACAATACTAACGCCTTTTTATATTCGTTGTTTTGTTTTTTCAAAGTCTCAACCTCTTCATTCATTTCATGACGTCCAGCTTTGAACTTTTTACCGTGGTTTGCTGGTTTTCTCACTTGATTTGCGAATGTTCTTGCTGCTTCAGTTGCTTCAACTTCTTTTGGTTCATCTTCACCTTCAGAAGCCTCAACTTCTTTAGGTTCAACTTCACTTTCAGAAGCTTCAACTTCTTTGTCTTCCTCATCTAACTCAATTTCATAAATTGATTCGTCTGCTGAAATTTCATCATTTGAATCTTCTTCTCCATCAAGTTTGATGATGTACTCATCACCGTCTAAATCCAAAGACACGTCATCACCGTCTTTCTTAACTACAATTCCATCTTCAGGTTTCATTGCTTTGAATATTTTAAGAACTTCATCATCTGAAGCACCTGTCATATCCATTACATCATCATCTGATGGCATTTCGTCACCGGCTCCCATGTCATCTACAGGTAAATCTTCACCACCCATAGAATCCATAGAATCAACGTCTTTCATTGGATCTTCATTATCGAGGTTGTCTACATTTTCATCGTCACCTTGGTCATCAGTTTCTTCAGAATCATCGTCTGATTCCTCATCATCTTCTTCACCTTCAGGTTGCTCTGACATATCCTTTTCCTCTTCATCAGGTTGAGATTCTTCTTCAGTTGAAACAACTTCTTCAGTTGCATCTTCTTTTTTAACCTCTTCCTCTTTTTCTGACTCTTTAAGCAATTCATTAAGTTCTTCCTTCATTGTTGAAGCAAGTATACCTTTTGCATTTTGCTTTACTGCTTCTTCAAGTGTTTGTACTTGAAGTAACGCTTGTTCTAAAATTGATTTTTCAGTCATTTTTTTGGTTTTATTACTCTATAAATATTATGATTTTTAAAAAAATCTATCTGTTATTATTGAAATCAAAATAAAATTGTTTATTTGGATAAAAATCTATCTAAATTTCCCATTAATTTTTTCATCCTATTATCTATGATAGGTTTCTCTTCTGCTGATTCTTGGTATTGCTCTCTTTCAGAAGGGTCCGCAAATACATATGCACCTGGTGTTGATGGTGATGATACTAAATCAAAACACACCAATTCAAAGTCTTCTTGGACAATATTTTGTCCTTTTACATTTTTAAGTGAACCAACACCACGAGATGAGATACCTAATGTTGCACCATTCATAATCAACATAGCGGCTTGGTCTCCTTTAGTTGATACTATACCCATCTTTTTCCAACCAGGAGAAGTGAATAATTTTATCTTACCCATAAGAATTTTACCGTCCCACCATGTTTCAAGAATTGAATGTGATACTCTATCTAAATCGATAAGAGAAGATGATGGGTGATTTAATTCATTTAGTGCCCCACCTTTTTTAATTAAATTTTGATATTTTTCGTTTTCTCTTTTTAAGAGAATTTCGGGATAGATTCTCCCGTTCTTGTTTGGAGTGTCGTATTTTTGTAAAACCGCATAAAGGATAAGGTCTTGTGAAAAGTCCATATCCTTCGCCTCTTTTAAGATTTGTTTATTTTCTTCAGGAGAAATATGACCAGCGTCATATTCAATTAAAATTCCTTTACCTGTTTCGTTTGGACCTAATACCTTCATTTATATAGTCAATTATACTATATAAATACATCGATATATAAGTTATTTTTTGTTTTTATTAAAGTTAAACAGGTTTTTATCAGATAATCCCTCTTGGATTATTTTTTCTATTATGTTTTTAACAGTCAATTTTGTTGATTTTTGTTTAACATCAAAAAACTTCTCAACATACAAAGTTACCTCTAAATTCATGAATGATCGTTTTTCAATCTTTATACCTTTAGTTTTAATATCTAAATCAACGATACATTGAGGTTTAAAATTTTCATTTTTTAAATTATAGACTATTTCTTTAATTATTCTTCTTGTTCTATTAATTAAGTAATCATAATCATATAGTTCATTTTTAGGCTGAACCCAAGAATTAAATTTTAAATAAATTGTTTTTAAATTTTTAGAATCTACTGTTCCATAACCTATTTTCACATCTTTGTATTCTCCTAAGGAGATATACTTTCCGGTTTTCATTATAATATCATATTATATATTTTTATGGTGTTAATAAAAAATAAAGAAAATATTTGAAAATAAAAAATAATTTATGTATATTTTTAATATACTTATATGATATGCTAATAGTTGAAGTAACAAAAAACATTGAAACGGCACTTAAAATCTACAAAAACAAGGTCGTAAAGACCAAACAAATTCAAAAATTAAGAGAAAGACAAGAATTTGTAAAACCCTCTGTTAAGAAAAGAGGTATGATTTTAAAAGCGAAATATGTTCAGAAAATAAAAAATGGTCTTAATTAAGACCATTTTTTAATTCTACTAATCTAAAATAATTAATCCTCGAGGCTCCTTTATTATTAACCTCATCTTTAACGTTATTCAATTTTGTCTTCATTTCAGAATCTACGGATTCATTTAACAAATCATCTATTTTAGACACTAAAGACTCTTTCAATTCTTTTGTCTTTGTTTCAATATCTTCATTTGATAATGACAATATGTTTTTAAGTTCTTCTTTTTGTTCGTTTGTTAATGAGTTATTATATAAAACATTAAAATTATTTGTTAAAACAGTATGTAAAAGTTTTTCATTTGGAACATGAATAGTTTCTTTAGTTTCACTAATTTCCTTTTTGGTTGTTAAATGTTCAACTAATTTTCTCTTAGCAATTACTTTTTTATCAATATTACTTAAACTATCAGTTTCACACAATTGGTCTATAGTTTCATATATCTCATTGCTTTCAGAATCTACACCTTCTAATTTTTCGTTTAATTTATTGCAAAATTCAGATACGTCATTGTATTTTTCTTTTAATACTTTGTTTAACTCCTCAACATATAGTTTTGCAATCTCTTTATCCTCAATGTATTTGTTTTCAATTTCTTCATAAAACAAGTATAATTCTTTAAATTCTTTATTAGATTTTAAAGTTTTTATAATATCTTTTACATCGTTTTTATTGTCCGAAGAATATGATTCAACTAACTTTTTTAATATTTTAGTTTTTATTTTACCGAATCCGTTCATTTTTAATCGTTTAAAATGTCTTTTATTTTGTTTTCTATTTCATAAATATTCTGTTGAGCCTTATTCATATCAAATAAATCATCAAAACTTAAAGTTTCTTCTCCCAACATACCTAATATTTTAGATTTTCTACTTTCACTTAGTGGTTCCGCCCCACCGGCTGCTGGTTCTCCACCTGTTGGTGCAGCCGGCATTGGTGCCGCTCCTCCTCCTCCCATATCTCCACCTGCAGGTGCTTCACCAGTTTGTCCCGAAGCTTCCATGGCCTCTCTTTCTTCTTCAGGTATACCATACTTAGCATCCACATCATCAAACACACCCGAACGTTTAATAATATTTTGAGTGTTTTGTAATTCAAATCCCATCGCTCTTTCAAGACGTTGTTGTTGTAAATCAAGGATAACCTCACTATCACTCATACCAAGAATATTCTTTTTGGCCCATGTATGTGAAACAGGTAAAATACCGATTTGGGATTGATCTGATGTTGCGTCTTTGTAAAGTGTGATTTTTTCTTTCCATTGTTCAATTCTTAACAAATCAGATTGTGCTGATGGATTTGTTAATGATAAAGAGAAATTACCTAACTCATCTTCTAAACCTAAAAGATATAAATGAATTAATGCAATTTTATTTAATTCTTGAATTAATGATTTTTGAATTTTGTTAATGGTTCTAGCGAAACGGATATCCATTAAAGCTAATGTTTTACCTTCACCAACAACTTCTTCAAAACCTAAGAATGCCTTTGGAATACGTAATGCCGCCAATAACTTCTTTTGAATATATTCAATATCAGCAATCTCACCTAAGTTTTGTGCACCTGGTAATGTTTCAATTGGATTTGTTTGTGATGGGTCACGAACAGGAATGAAATAATCTTGGTCTACTGCCATTTGATTATATCTCATATCCACTTGACCATTTCTTGGGTCAGCTATTTGGTCTCTCTTAAATTTACCCGCAACACGTTGAACATATGGTTCAATATCTTTGTCATCCATGTTACCAACAAACACTTTAAACACACGTCTTTCGGGTGCTCTCGATGTTCTATAAATTAACATGGCATCTTCTGCAAGTAAAAGTTGTTTCCAAATTCTTCTAATCTTATCTAACATAGAAGTACCATATGGTAACTTTCTATCATCACCCAACAATCTAAAGTGAGCAATTTCCCAAGACTGAAATTCCATTTCTTTATTTTTCCATTGGAATCTTAATTCTCTACTTGGTACTTTTATGTCTCTTTGTTGTCCTGGTGTTTTGGATGCCGCCCCTTCTATTCTTTCAATTTCAATGTTTGGTAATTGTTGACAACCAATAACCCCTTTTTCAGGATCAACTTTTAAATAAACAAAATCATCACCATACTTACACAAACCTCTTGCCCACATTTGTAAATTTGTGTTAACATCAAGTTTTTCTTTAAACAAATCTTCAAGTATACCTTTAACTCTATCTGACTCAGAGTAAATTGTTAAAATTTCACCTTTTTCAGATAATGTTGTTGATTCTTCTGCATATATGTCTAATGCTGCGGAAATCTCTGGTGTAAATTCCATAGATTCATAATCATAATACGCAGCAAGTCTATTTGGTTCGTAGTATACCGATTGATTATAGAGAGATTGGTCTAATTTAGTCCACTTATCCGCAATATATTGAGATTGTTGTGCTTGTAATAGAGCCTTTTCGTATTCTTCTCTACTATCTGTTTTCAACAACTCATCTTTTGAAAAATTAAAAGAAGGTGCATCTTCGGGTTTTGTTTTACCCGGATAACCGAATACTCTTGTTAATTTTTGAAAAACTGTAAGATTATTATCTGCCATTTCTATAAATAGTTTTGTTTATAATATAAACTTTTATTTTCAATTAGGAAACGTTTTTCTTTTTACCAAATAACCAAGAATATTCCTGATAATTAGTTTTTGGTTGATTTA